TCCTGGACGATCGGCGGCCAGGGCGATGTCATCGGGTGAGAGCATCGCCTGGCCGCCGATGGTCCAGGACGCGAAGGTCGCGGACTGGGAGAAGGGGCCGGTGGTGGTGGAGGCCTGGGTGGCTCCGGCAGCGGCCTTGGGATCGATCTTGAGGATCCGGGCGACGGAGTCGGCGACCTGGGCAGCGACGACGTCGGGGACCTCGGCGTAACCGGCCTGGTAGGTCATGGTGACGAACCGGTCCGAGGGGAGGTCGACGTCGACGTAGCCGTGCCGGAGGGTGAACGGTACGGGCTGGGCGTCGTCGTCGACGACGGAGGTGACGGCGATGAGCGGGAGGCGTTGGGGGCGGGCGTGACGCCCGTTGACCTTGACCCGGTGGGTGTAGGTGACCGGGGTAAAGGTGGTCCGGGCCTCCTGGCAGAACTTGGCCGACAGGATGGTCAGCAGGTGCTCGACCCGCTTGCTCTCCTCGTCGGTCAGGTCCCGCCCGAGCGCCTCGGCTACGGCTTCCTTGGTCGCGAGCTTCACGGTTTCCCCGCCCCCTCTCCGTCGTCTCCTCGTTAGGTCGTCTTGCCGCCCTTGGGCGGCTTCTGCGGGGCCGGGTCGGTGCCGGCGTCCGGGTCGTCGGGTGGGGTCTCGTCCTCGCTGGCCGGGGTGGTGGACTGCGCCTGCTCGTCGGGGACCTGCTCGACGTAGCCGGCGGCGATGAGGCCGGTGGCTACGGTGTCGACGACGTCGAAGGTCAGTCCGTTGTCTCCTTTGACTCGCATATCACGCCGCCTTGAAGACCTGGACGGCGGTGGGGCGCGTGATCTTGCCGCCGTAGACGTGCAGGCCACGGACGCGGTCGGCGAACTTGTTCTCCGCCCGCATGGACTCGGTCTTGTTGACCTGGGAGATGAAGGCCAACGCCGGCGTGTAGATGCCGGCCGCGGTGGGCTTGGAGTCGTCAACCCAGGGGGAGACGACCACGTCGAAGCCGAGGAGACGGCCGATGACCGCCTCGCGCAGACCCTCAGTGGTGTTGGACTTGTCGAAGGCGGTGAGCTTCGAGCCGTCGGAGAGGAGGAACTCCTCGAAGGCAGCGTTGACCAGCAGGGTCCGGTTGGCCTGGGGGACCTTGGCCGACGTCAGCCGGCGGCGCAGGCCACGGACGACGTCGTAGGCCGTCTCCCAGTTGGTCGGCGCGGTCAGGCCGGTGGCGGCGGTGCCGCTGGTCAGGGTCATGGTCGTCAGGAAGGTCTCGGCGTCCTCGACCAGGCCAGCGGCCGCGGACTCGGAGTACTTGTCCATGACCGGCTGGTTGGCCTGGGCAGCGTCGATGTCGTCGACGATGAAGTCGAAGGACTTCTCCTGGTCGACCTTGATCTCGATGCCGGTGTCGGAGACCTCGTCCGGCGTGGTCGTGCGCGGCAGTGTACCGCCTCCACCGGGCTTGGCGACCACACCCGTCTTGTAGTCCTTGACCTGGATGTCGACGATGCCGGGGATGTGGACGGTGTTTCCGGCCTTGAGATCGCCCTCGTAGTCGCGGTTGGCCAGGCCGGTCAGGACCGCCTTGTTGCGGAAGTTCTCGAGGATGGAGGCCGCCCATACCTCGGGGATGAAGTGGCTGGTGGACACTGTGGCTCCTTTATCGGGAAGAGGGGCGTCAGGGGACGCCCATGATCTGGTTGAGCTGCCCGTCGCGGCGGGCCTTGTTGATCTGGGCCGGCGTCATCGCCTTGAGGTCCTCGCGCGTCAGCTGACGGGGCCCGGCGACGTTGTCCCCGCGCTGGCCGGCGTCCGCCGAGGACGTGGAGGCCGGCGGGGGGGTGGGGCCGCGCCAGGCGAGCAGGCGATCAGCGGAGGCGGTGATCTCCTCCTGCGTGGTGCCGGTAAGCAGATCCACGTCAACGCCCTTGGAAGCCGCGATACGGGCCTTGAGGGAAGCGGTCTCAGCGGCGGCAGCGCGTTTCTCAGCGGCCTCCTTGGCCTCCAGGAGCTTCTGCATCTCGCTCTTGGACTGCTCCTCGATCGCGTCGAGGCGCTTGGCCTTGTCCGCGTTGGCCTTCGCCCGGTCTTCGTTCTGGCGGGATAGGGCCTTCCACTTCTCAGCCTCGGCCTTCCAGTCGACCGTTTCGGTCTCCTGGGGCGCCTGAGCAGAGGGGTTGGTGCCGGTGGTCTCGCCGGTGCTCTGGACGGCGGGCTCCGTGGCCGTGCTGTTAACGGCCTGACCGGCGGACGGCGTGGGGGTGGTGACGTGCATGGTGGTTCCTTCCCGTTTCGGGCATGACAAAGGCCCCTGCCGTTTCGGTAGGGGCCGGTGGTGGTCACCCGCGAGCGCGGGCAAGCTTGTGGGCCGAGACGGAGCTCAGCGGCTGGAGGCGGCGTTGCCTCGGGACAGCGATGAAGGCGACTGGGAGACCCGCAGTGCTTTCGCACCCTGGTGGGACGCCTGTCGCCTTCAGCAGCAGAATATCACCGGTGCTCGAAGGCCGCCACTTTCCCGTCGTGGCTGATGACGATGACGCGGGTGATTCGTGTCTGCCCGCGAAAACGGCGCTCGATCTGCTCGATCGCGACCTCATCGGAGAGGCCGCAGCGGCGCAGGTCGATGACGAGGCGGGACGCCTGCTTGCGTGCCTTCTTGAACTGGTCGGAGATCGTGTTCTTCTCGGAGGCGCCCCTGGGGGCCTTGAACTCCCAGATCTCGCCGTCTATCTCGACGTCGGGGTTCTTGACCCCAGGGGTGTGGTCGACCACGCGGAATCGAACCGTGTGGCCGAGGTCGGCCAGGGCCTGGGCAGTGCGTACCTCGTGGTCCTGGAGGATCGTTCCTTCCGGGACGTCGACCTTCCCGCTGCCTCCGGGGCGAAGCCACCTGGGCTCCCCGGCGTCGCGGGGACTGGCGTGCGCGACCGTCGTCGACGCCTTCGGTGCCGAGGCCCTGCGATGGTCCTGTCTCGTCTCTTTGAAGGAGATGACCGGCCCGTACTCGCCGTGCTCGGTGGTCAGGATGATGTCCTTGTACTCCGGCAGACGACCGCCCCGGTCGGAGGCTCCGGTACGGGCCTCGACAGTCTTGTGGGCGGCCTCCAGGGTTTTTTCGTCGATGACCTGTTCCACGGCCATGCCCGCGGGCAGGGGGCCGACGTTGCAGTCGCACCCCGGGTGGATGGGGAGCAGGGTCTCGACGTGATAGCGCTGAGTGGAGGCGATGACGCACAGAGCGCAGTTCTCGCGACCGGTCAGGATACGCCGGTAGTACCGGCCGCCGGTGGCTTGCATCGTGTCGCGGGACTGGACGCGTTTGGCGTTCTGGAGATCCCCGCCGATGAGCTGCGTCAGCCGCAGCCCGCCGGCTGAGACGGCCTGGTCGAGTGTCTTGCCCCTGGACAGTGCCGTCCACGTGGTCATGCCCGGACGCTGGTAGACCTTCAGCGGGTCCACACCGCGCATCCCGGTGACCGCCTCACGGTTGACCGCGGGAGCGATGACCGTGAGCCCGAGCTCGCTGGCGCAGCTGAGGAGGTAGGCGCGGGTCAGCTCGGCGGTCTGGAGCTGGCCGGCGAGGACCCTGGGGGCCAGGGCCTGCGCCATGGTCTCGACGGCCTCGTCCCGGTAGTCGGGCATGGACGCCCACATCTGGGAGGCGAAGGCTGTCAGATCCTGACGGATCTTATGGACCGCGGCGTCGTAGGCGCGTGCCAGAGCGTCGAGGCGGTCCAGGTCAGCCATGCCCGCCCCCTACGTCGTCGCTCAGGCGGTTCGCCGGTCCTGGGTGCCGGGCGTGTCCGCGTTCCCGACCGGCTGCATCTCCTCCGACGTCGTCGGTGGCGGCTGGGTGGTCAGATTGAGTGCCAGCGCGAGTTGCTCCTCAGCGCGTCTCTGCTTGTCCTGGGCGATCTGCTCGGGGCTGTAGCCCAGGATGTTCTCCTGGATCGTCTCCAGGGCCTCGCCGGCGGCCTTGGCCTGCGCCGCGGCCGCGTACCGCTCGGTCATGGTCACGGTGGCCGGCGGCGCGAAGGCGACCTCGATCGTCGTGTCACCGTCCAGGGACTCGCCCTCGACCTGCAGAGCCTTGACG